TCTTTTATATTGCCCAACAGTGCTTTTTACTTTTGTACTATTAAATTTTGTATTTGAACTATTTAGATAATTATTTGTATTTATATAAGCTATTCTGCCTGTTGCATTCACTTTGACTTTATCAACATAAGAGCTTATGTTGCTTAATATTGTTACGGTTGTATTTGCTTTGTAAGTATATCTTTTTCCGCTTAAATTTGAATTAGAATACAATGTACAAGCTTTTATTTTTTTAGTCTGTCCTGATGTGTTTGATTTTACTATTTGCGGTATATAAGCAGTTGTAGATAAATAATCAGAACATACCCATCTATTTTCACCTATTCTGCTCCAATTTCCACTTGTTTCATAAACTGTTACTAATTCTCCATTTTGCAATGTTCCAACTTTGTTATAATTCGTTCCTGGTCCAGATCTTACATTTAATCTGCTAAAAACTTTTACATATCTTGTATATGCTTCAGTTCTTACTTCGCTATCTGTAGAGTTATTTGTATCTACTTTATTAGTATCATATTTGTAACAGAAAAATTGCTTATAATTAGCATATTTTTTGAAATTATCTATACTGCAATAAACAGTGTTTCCTCTGACCTCTACTTTGCCTCTGCGCGTTGATGTTTCGAATTTGCCAGAATACAAATATGGGTCGTATATCTTTAATGTATCATTATCTGCAGCATAAATTACTATATAGTGTCCGGCCAGAAGTGAAAAGTCCGGTTCCGACCGAACAGATGACATAATTATTATTTCTCAATTTATTTAACATTGTTTCAAAGTTTGATGTTTCCTGGTACTCTATGTTAAATTCATCCGCAATAGCTCGATATGCAGACCAATAAGTACCGTTATTTGGTGATCTATATCCATATTTTACAAATGTGTCTGCTACATCTGTTACTGATACATTTCCAACTATGCTATCAATTATCATTGTAGCACTTGCAACACCACAACCACTTGAACCTATTGTCTGTGAAGTGTTTCCTGTTGAAGTATACGGATAATATCTCCATCTACTATCTATCTGACTTATATAAGTTAATTGTGGTTGTCCTTTTGCTTCTAGTCCCCAGCTTTCAGCTTTTCCGCCCTCGTATGCTATTTCTCCTTGAAGCTCAAAACTTTCATCTTCAACCTCTTGTACTTCAAGATTTTGTTCATCGGATTCGTTCATTTGTGGTATTTCTGTAGACGACTGGTTTAAATCTTTTATTTCATCTTGTATAATATTTAATGCTTCATTTATTTTGTTTTCATCTATTTCTCCTGTTTTTTCGTACTTTAGATATGTTTCAAGTGCTAATATCAAAGCAACTATAATAACTAATATTGTACCTATTATTTTTTCTTTTTTCATTCTCATCCCTCCTATTTCAAGCCTAATTTGAAAAGAGCAAATGCCAGTATCGCATAGAATAAATAATCAATTAATTTATCCCATTTCATACCGCTTTTGCTCTTTTCCTTTTAGAATATCTTCTTTTATTTCTGACACATTATTTTCTACATTGCTCATTCTGTAATCCATTTTTTCCATTATTTTGTATGTATTTTTTAGATTTTCTATTTCTGTATTATGTTCATCTAATCTTTTCGTGTTTGACTTTGCTCTTTCTTCTAAATGTGCAACTTTTTCAATTAATTCTACATCTTGCATCAAGCTTCCCCCTCAACAGATTCCTTTTGTTCAATTTCATCTGCAGTATCTTCTGTATTTTCAACTGTATTCTCAACGGTATCTTCTACGGTATTTTCTTGCATAGCTTTTTCTTGTTCTTGTGCTAAATATGTTATTAATTCTTCATAATCATTTGCATTTATTTTGTTTTTATCTGCTAATTTTGAAGCTTCTATTATTGCATAATCTACTGTATATGTGCCATCTTTGTATAAGTTTATTACTGCATTTTTTAATATTTTTGATAAATCTACCATTATCCGTTCACCTCCTCGCTAGCATTATTTAATACTAATGCTTGAATATTACTTATTGTTGTGTTTAAATCTTTTGCATATTCTACATTCAAAACTGGACTTGTTTCATCAGTGCTATAGATATGTGTTATGTTTTTATATGTGTGCAATGTTTCTTTGATTTTTTTTGCTACTGCTTTTTGTTCGTCTGTAAACTCTAGCTCTGTCGGTGTTTCTAATTTATAATAAACAATGACCGGAGTTTCATTTTTATATTGTGATTTTAAGAAATTGTTTACATCCTCGATAGTTTTTAAATCATTGTTATCAAACATAAATTGAACCATTATTCCATTACTTCCCATTTTTCCATATACTGTACCTTTTTCCCATGTAATGCTTACAATAAAGTGCGTACATTCCAACATTCCTGAACTTAAATATTTAGATATCATATCCCAATCATTGCCGTTTATTCTAGCCCATGTTTTTCCATTTGATTCACCTTTATGAGTTATTTTGTTATTCATTCCATCAGCAACCAATTTACCCCAAGTATGTACTTCTTTCTCATTTACCCAATCAAAATAGTCTCCTTTCAACATTTCTTGTTGAGTTGGCATTTTTATTGCTTGTTCTTGATGTGCTTCGTAATCTGTTGCTTTGTTTTCTCCTTCAAATATCATTTCTTCTGAATAAGTATTTACATCCATACCAGTTGCATTAAAAATTATAATATAGCAATTATTTTTATTTATCAATGCTTTTATTGCTTCTGTTATTTCTATTACACAATAATTTATTTTATTTATGTTGTCATATAAAAGCTTAGATATTTGCAAAGACTCTCCCGTAATGCTATTTTCTACAAAAACAGTAGAATTACTATAATCAACATTGCATTTAAACTGAATGACATATTTTTTATTTAATTTTAAATTCATATCGTCTATATTTATTATTGACCTGTAATTGCTACTTGCTCCAGCAGAAGTTTTATTTTCCCATTTGTTTTTTTGTAAATTTTTATTACATACTACTTCATTAACATTATCTTTAACTGTTTTAATTTTAGATGGAATTTTCAATGATGGTGTTGCTCCGTATTGCTCATAATCTACTGCCTTATTTGATAATGAAACAATTGGATATATCGTTTCATTATAAGTTTTTCCTGTGTCCGCCTGAGGTGCTCTAACAGCTGTTACATTTGTTTCTTCTTCAATTGTCCATATATATTTGTTTTTTGTCGGATTAATACCTATTGTTTTATTATATAAATTTACATCTTTTATATAATATGTTCCCGGCTTTAAAGTAAATAAAGTTGCAGCATTCTCGCCATATGCACCTAAAAAGAAGACATTGATGGCATTTGATGTAGCTGTTCCTGTATATTTAACACTTCCGTCTGCATTTATCTCACATGTTATTCCGTTGCTTGTTCCTCCTTTTGCGTTTCGCATATCAAGTAAATTATATCCTTCTCTTATTTCTTGAGAGTGATTTCCACCAACGCCAAATTTCTTAAACCTGGCCCCAGAACTATCTTCTAAGTCAATACTTTCTCCGCTTTCTTCACCGGTTAATGCGATGCTTTTTATATCATCTCTTAATCTTTCATTTTCAGCTTTTATTTCAATATTTTCTTGCTTTAAATTTTCTATTTCACTCACATTTGTTTTTATGCTTTCATCTTGCTCTGCATTCTTTTGCTTTAATCCTTCTATGCTCTTTTTATTTGTTGTGTTGTCTGCTTGTAAAGATTCTATATTATTTGAATTTTGTTTTATCTTCTCGTTAATTTGTTCAATATTTTCATCAATTTTACCCCAGTTATCATTCAAATATTCTTCTATATTAAAAGCATTTGTGTTTTCTAAAACATCATCGTGTTTTTTCAATTTTAAATTTGTTGTTTCACTCATTATGACCTCCTTATCCACATATAACCGACAATTTCGTATGGTTGCAAATTGTTGTGTGGTTGATTTCCTCCAGTAAACTCATTCCAAGTATATTCGTTTTCTTTATTTTCTATCGTTCCAACTTTATCGTTAGCCCTTAATATTTCTCCCCAAGTATCTGCATCTGTGTTGGACCCTACTTTAGTTTTGATAAAATTATTATGTGTATGAGAAGCTAATTCTTCAATTGTTAGTATATGTGCCGTTTCTCCACCTGTTTTTCCAATTTCATTAAAATTCTCATCATCTTCATCTAACCCAACCAAAACTTTTCCTTTTAATCTCTCCCAAGTTCCAAATTTTAAAATTTCACTTGGATTTGTATTGTCTTGAGTTATATATGTAGAACCAATCGGAAATACAAGTTTCATTAATTCTATTTGCATATTATTTAATACTGTGTCACTTAAGGCTGGTTGCTCTCCGTTTTTAAAGGTTGTATATCCCATTATTTTTCCTCCTTGTCTTTTAATTCTCTTATTTCTTTTTGCAGCTCTTCTACTTGTGTACTTAATTCTTGTATTGCTTTACAACATAAACTTGTAAATGAATAATTATCTACACCTTGATTATCAAGACTTGTAACTTCTTTTGAATAATTGAAGTTGTCTCCAATTACAAATCCGATGTGTTTTTTGTCTGTATCTTTTTCATTTCTCAGATTATATTTGTATATATCAATTGTTTTTAGTATATTTAAAGCATTATCTTGTAATTTTTCAAAATTCTTTTTATTTTCTTGTAAAGATGTTTGTGTTACATACGGTGTTGTAATATGGTCTTCGTACATTGTACTGCCTCCAACTGTAATAGCATCCGGCAACATTGCAGCACTATGTGAACCTTTATTTACACCTATACTATCTGATACCATATAAGCCATATAAATTGTATTTCGCGAATCGTCTGAAAATACCCTTACACCATCATTCAATGTATTACCCCACATCTTTAGATTTCCGCCTTGAATTTGTGAATTTTTCATTGTTGCACTGTTGCAAGTCATATTTCCATTTGTATCAACATTAAAATTATTGCTTGAAATTGTTGTGTTATCTCCTGTCAAACTGATATTTTTTCCGTCGAAGACTGATTTTTTTTGCTTCAATTTGAACTTGTTCAGCACTTTGATTAATTTTTGAAATAATTTCATCGTTTCCAACCTTCTTTCTAACTTCACTGTTGATTTCTTCTGCTTTTATTGTGATTGCACTATTCATTTCTTCTGTTGTACTATATCTCTCTAACTTTTTATTAGTTTCTAATGTTATTGTATCCGCAGTTTGTTTTATCTCACTGTTCATTTCAACTTTAGTAGCAAATACGTCTGTATAATCACTCTTTATTGCCCATTTTGCATTTATTCTTGCTGTATAGTTTTGAATTGTTATTGTATTATTTCCTTCTTTTAGCAATATTTCAAGTTTTCCTAAATCTTCTATTTTTTCTTTCGCCTTTGTTGTTCCGCTCTTATTTACTCTTCTTATTACTTTAGCTTGTCCATTTGCTAATACAAATTCATCACATACTTCATTGTTTGACCTTAATACATCTAATATGCCTAGTTCATAAATAGTTTGATTATTATCCTTATCAGTAACTGTTATTCTGCTATCTCCAAATGAATATAAGTCATTGTTTGGATACAATGTATCGTCAAGATATAAATAATTAAATACAATGTTGTTTCCATATATATGTAATTCAAGTAATTTTCCTTCCACACAATTTGCCAATGCTATTGTTTTTATGCCTTCAACGTCATTTGTTAAATCTTCTATACTACTTACCTTATCACTTATACTTTCTAATGTTTGCTCATGTTTTGTTAATTTTTCAGTATTTTTTGTTGTTTCTTGTGCTAATTGTGTTAATTTTAAGTTTTCTTCATCTATTTGACTTTGTATTTTCCTATTTATAACTTTCTGACTTTCCTTTTTGACTGTTGTTTCTTGTTTTTGTTTTATTGCTATTTTACTTTTTATATCAGCTATAAATCGCTTATTTAATGTCATTTCGCCTTGATAAATCACTTTTTTGCCATCGATATTAATGATATCTCCAATGTCAATCGCTGGATTTATTATTGTTGTTCCTTCAAAACTATAAAAATCCAAATCTTTTATAGAGTCATATATTTTTTGAATATCATCTTCTTCACTAATAAATAAATTCTCTTGTCTAAGCCAAAGAGTATCTTTTGTTTCATCTCCTACTTTAAAGGATTCTGTTCCATTCTCATAAGCAACCCTTGATATTTGATGTTGTTCTCCCCATTTATATGTTTTAAATAACCTTTGAGGAATTATCTCTTCATCTTCTCCAAGTTTTTTTATTTGAATTTTACCAGTTCTACCTGCACAACAAAATCCCCCAGCTTTTTCTGCTATATAGCTCATATATTCTCTAGCTTTTACTTCATTGTCATAAACATATATTTTTTTATCAGAATTAAGAAAAGAGCTTGTTTCTAATTCAAGCCCTTTCTTTTCACATATATCTTCTGCTATTTCGCTTAGAGTTGCATAACCTTTATTTTTCATCAATTTACTAGCATCATAATATCCGTCGTCTGCATCTAATTTTATAATGTTATCTACAGCTTTTATATTTATTATATTGTTATCCTCATCATCGTAGTCATCTACATTATAAATTCCGTATCGGTATCATCTCAAAGCTATCATCATGTTTTGCTAGACTTTTTACTTGCAATTTATTAAAATCACATACTAACATTCTATTTAACTCTGCAACTGTTATAGCATGATTTACTAAAATACCATACTCTATTCTTATTGTCTTTGCATTCGATATTCCAGAACTTTTATGTATTTTCATTTCTATATATTGACTTGGAACACTTCCTAATTCTAGTTTTTCATCAAATAATTCTCCACCTTTTTTGAGGTCCAATAAATACTTTGGATTTAATAATACATTATCTATATAAATATTAATTACCGTTAGTGCATTGCTTTTATATATTGTTTTTATTGCTTTTTCTGTTAATCCTTTATACATCATTTACCTCCAAAACAATTTGTTTTTGTGCTTCCGTTAGTTCCTTTTGCATCAAATTAAATGATGTTTTCCATTTTGTTTTCTCTGTTGCCGTTCCTTTTTCTGTCGTTATCATATCAACTTTCCTTTTTGAAACTCTAAACTTAGCTCCTTCTAAAAAGCCACCTTTTACAACTGGAACTTTAATATCCAAAATAAGTGGATTTTTAAATGTTTTCTGGCACAATTCTTCCGCTTCTTCCTCTGTATTAAAATCCCAAGACATAGAAAGCTTTAACATTCCTACTGCAATAGGATTATCAATCAAAGAACCATCATCGCTTGATGTATAGCTGTCTTTGTCTGTATCTTCTATGTCTGCACTATATGTGGAAGGTGTTGGCAAATTTTTTTCTTCTCCATGTTCTCTCCATAACATAATTTTATCCTCCTACTAAAGCTTCTAGGTCTTTTCCTGTCCTTCTTGTTCTGTCTCTTAAATCATCTAGTAATATTTGTCCTAGTTTTTTGTCTCCTACTTTTACAGTTAAATAAATTGGTCTATCATTGTTGTTTCCACTATAGTTAGATAACACATCTTCAAATGTATCTCGCATTATGTTTTGCGGTGTAACAATTTCTGGGTTGGTTCTAGCTCCCGAATATTCACCTGCTAATACTGTTGTGGCTTCTGTTAACACACCACCTTTTGCAAGTTGTGGTATCTGTGGCACATTTATTGTTCCTATCCAGTTGAATGGCGTTAGTCCCATTATATTTACATCTTTAAGTTTTTTTAAGGCTACATTTAATCCACTGAATGGAACACTTATTACTTTGTTTATTCCAGATATAATCGCATTGACTATTGATTTAAGACCACTTAATATACCTTCTTTTATACCATCAAATATTTTTCCTCCTGTGCTAAACACATTTTTTACAGCCTGCCAAGCTTGACTAAATTTGTCTTTAAACCAATTTGGTATATTCCCAAATATAGATGTAATTCCGCTCCAAGCTCCTTGTGCTCCATCTTTTACTTTGTTCTTTATGTTTTGCCAAGTTTCAGAAGTTTTATTGGTTACTTGTTGCCAAATATTGCTTATGGAATTTTTAATGTCCGTAAATTTTTGAACAGCTGTACTCTTCATATCCTCCCATATTTGTTTTACATTATCTATTAAACTTGTTATTCCATTTAATAAACCTTGCATTATAAAGTTTCCTAGTTCAGCCATTACTGTTGATGGTGAATGTATCCCAAATGCGTTTTTGAATCCATTAATAAATGGTTGGAATATATGATCATTGATCCATTGTCCTATATTTGCTATAGCATCTACTATTCCTTTGAATATTCCTTCTACTACATTTCCTCCACATTCTTCTATTTTTTCTTTAAAAAATTCCTTTGCTTTATCTAAAGCTTCATTTATTTTTTCTCCTATTATCATTCCTAAATTAACAAAGCTTGCCAAAGCACTTCCCAACATTTCAAACATTGAGTCTACAATTCCATTCCAATCTATGTTTTGGCAAAAATCAATTAATCCTTGAACAATAAAACTCCAATCAAAATTTTTGAAAAATGCTGTTATTCCATTTAAAGCTCCTTTTATGCCTGTGCTTATTGTGTCCCCCAAAGCTCCCCAATTTGTATTTTTAAAAAATCCATTGATTGCATTGGCAACGGCACTCCCTAAACCTGACCAATTAAATGTATGAACAAATGATTGAGCAAGATAGATTGCAGTATTTATTCCTTGTGCCACGGTATTTCCAACTTGGTTCCAATCTGTTTTTGCTATAAATCCATTTAAAAATTGTGCAACATTAGTTCCAATTTTTTTTGCTGTATTTTGAATTTTATCCCAAGGAATACTGTTCATTGCTTCATTTAACTTTTGTCCAATTATCGAACCAACTTCATACCAATTTCCATTTTTTATAGCATCTAGCAAACTATTCGCTGGATTTAAATTTGACATATCTCCCACATTAGGGCTTGTATTACTATTATGATCTCCAACATTGTTTATTTCGCTATGGACATTTGACAATTGTTTACTTGTATTTTTAGCTTGTTTCTGTGCATTTTTAAATGCATTTGCACTTGCATTGGCAAATATATTTACACCTGTTAATGCATAAACAACACTTTGAACTGCTTTCATTAGTTTGTATACTAAATTTGTTACAAATTGAATTACAGGAGCTAATGCACTTCCCATTGCGTATTTCATATATTCAATATTTGCACTTAATTGTTTTGCTCCAGCATTTTGGCTCGATAGCCACGAACTTGCACAACCACTTAAAACCGAATATATTCCTCGTAACGAAAATAAAGCCATAGCATATTTTAAAACATGTCTTAGTCCATTTTTAACACCTGTACTCAGCCCCTTTATGTTGTTTGTAATATTTTGAGTTATCTTTGGTAATCCTTTAAAATTACTATTTATATTAGATATGCTAGGTTTTACTTGTTCTATTTTTTGCTTAAATGCACCAAAAAAACTACCCAATCTATTTTGAGTAGTTGCTGTTTTATTTGTTTCTTGTTTTAATTGTGTCATTTTACTTTTGGCTTCTTCTAATTGTTTGTTATACATTTCTATTTCTGTGTATAATTTTTGTGCCTGACTATTTAACAATGTAAAATCTTTATTTGCTCCCAACGCATTATTAACTGTTGTATCCATTGCTTTATCATTAGGATTTATTCCCTCTGGTGTTACACTTTTTCTTGTATCATCTACTATTTTATCAATCTTTGGATTTATTACGTTTAATTTCATTTGTCGAGCATTTATTTTTTCTTGTAAACTATCTATTTGTTTTTGTATTTGAGATATTTGTTTTTGCGCATCTTTGTTGTTTACTTTAATTGCTATTTCGTTATTTTCAGAGGTCTTTTTTAAGTCCTGCATTTTCTTTTTTATAAAATTAACTGCTTGATGTAATTTACTTGTCATCGCCTTTGTGTCCACTTTCGAAAAAGTTTCTTGGACCTGTTTCATTTTTTCTTTTATTGCAGATAACATTTTTTCAAATTCTTTTAATGCTTCTTCTACTTTTGCAGTTACTATTATTTCTATTTCTTCAACAGTAATACGTCATCCCTCCTTTCTTGCTTTTAATTTTTAGCAAAAAATAAAACACCTACCTACAAGTAAGTGTTTTATTTTTTCCAATTATTTCCACAATCTTGACAGATACACATTGTCTTTGTTGTGTTCTTTATCTTTTTTCTTTTTCCTATAAATATTGCTGCTAGCAATGCTGGTATAGTTAAAAGTGTCCATTTTACTGGTATCCACCACCATCCTACGCATAACCACCAAAGTAAACCATGATGTTTCGTCACTAATTTCTGTTCATTAATTATTTGAAAATTCACATTTTCACTTCCACATTTTGGACATTTCATCACTTTTCCCCCTTTTCAAAAAGAGTATATTACAAAAGTTGTCAAAATGCAACAAAATATTATTATTTTTTGAATAAACCTTTAAACATACTTTCAATTGTCACTAACTTCGGTCTTTCATTAGACATACTGTCTGCCATAATTAATTTATTTGTGGCTGCTTCTTGTATTTGAATTTGTCTTTTAAAATCATCTTTCATCTTAATCACATTCATACTGCAAAACAAATATATTTCTTTGTATCTCCCATTCCAAAATTGGTCTGGTAACATACCAAAATAATAAGCCAATGGTTCTAATGAAAGTATAATTTGAGCTAAACTTTTAGAGCTTTGCACATTGTCAATCAAGTCGCTTATGCTTGAGCTGTTATTTGTGATGCTATCTCTTTTTCTGTTATTTGCGAAATAGCTTTCTCTGCTGACATCTTGATTAACGCTTCCATATCTATTCCTGATAGCGGATTGGAAATCTTCTGTTGTAAGTCCTCTTTGCTTGCTTTGTTTCTGAAAAAACCCTCTTCATTTATTGCCTCTGCTAATTCCATATATATATCTGAATAAGTCTTTCCTTGTTCTTCTTTGTAATCATCTATAAAATCATATACTTCGTCACTTGTTTTAAAAGGTTTCATTCCTGCTTCATCTTCCGCAAATGCAAAAATGATTTTTGATAATGAATCCAAATCATTTTCATTCATTGCTTTAAAATACAAATCCTCAAAATTCTTTCCTTTTAATATATTTGATATGTTTACTATTTTTCTTGTTGTAAACACTAATTTTATTATTTTAAATTTTGTTACTAATTCCATATTTCTCTCCTTTGCAAAAGAGAGAAGGCTTTTATTTTATTGCCTTCTCTTTATTTGTGTCTATTTGGGCTTGTTCTGAGACGACACTTACATCAGAACTAGGCTGTGGGAAAGCCGTCGCTTTCTTCCACATCACTATTTTTATATATTGTCACTGTTTCTTTTAAAAACTCTCCAACTGATATTTCTCCCATTGTAACAAACATTTGTCCTTTTAATGTTCTTACTAGTGGTTGACTTCCTGCTGGTGCTGTATGTGCTGGATTTTGGAAAAACCAATATAAATCCTTGTTCATTAAATTTCTTAATTTTTTATGTTGTGTCTGTGTAAAGTATATATCTAATTCAATATTGGATGCTTTTTTTATTCCTGGTGCAGAAAATTCATAATCTAAATCTAATGCAGAACCTGTTACTGCATCTGGTGCTTCTTCTAATGCTGGTATTTTCTCAGTAAAAGCCACCTGTGTTCTTTCTCCCGTTTTTGTTTCAGCATACCAAACTTTTACCCACTTACTGATATCAGGCATTTGTTCAGCTGTTGTATTTATATCTTTTATTTCATTACTAGCCATTTAATTTCCTCCTATTATCTTATAAAATCAAATGAGTTCATTATTGCATTATAAATAACCTCAAATGTTACTGTTATACCATATTTTTGCAGTATAGAATCATAAACTGCAGGGCTGGTATTGGTCCTTGTAAAATTTAATTCTTGAAGTTTTGCGCTAACTTCATCTGTCATTTGCATTGCTTGACGTTGTTTTTCGTTCCAGCAAGTTATCGATATTTGAAATGTTGACTTTATCGGAAATGCATTTTCGGTTTTATTTACAGACTTTAAAGGTGTATGTAATTCCAAGCAAGGGAATTTACTTGTTGTAGTCGGATTTGTTAATATTTGTTTATATTCTAGTACTTCTAGCTTTTCATAAACTAAATCAGAAAACTCTTTTATACTTAAATCTCTCATTTACATATCTCCTTTAACATTTCATCTAATTTTTTCTTTATTATTTCTGTATTTTCATTTCTACTTTTAAATTCAGAATCACTTAAAAAGTGATTTGCTTTTGAGCCTACTGCAACATAGAATTGTTCTCCTTTTATGGTTACAATTGGATAACTTAATGACCTACCGACTTTATTCACAGGTATATACCATTCTGTATAACCTGATTCGATAAAGTGTTTTGTTGTACCTATGTGCTCTTGTTCTGCATATTGTCCGAGTTCCAAAATATTCAAACCATAAATAAGATTGTCCATTTTCAGTCATAAATTTAGAAGGGTCTGCATAAACCCTTCCTTTTACTTCTTTAGTAGACATATCAATCATTTCAACTAATATACCTTCTGAATTATGACCATTCTCCAGCCTTATTGCATATCCTTGAATATTTTTTAATATATCGTCCGTTATTTCTTTAGCTATTTGTGGTATTTTTTTGGTTATAGCTTCTATATTTTTAAAATTATGTTTTACTTTTATATTACAATTAAAATTAATCATTTCTGCATCTTCTCCAATATGTATAATATTGTACTACCTATTTTTAGAATATCTGTTACATAATACTCTGGAATAAAATCTTCTAGATTTGATATATCTTCAAATGATATTCCATCGCCTTTATTTATAAAATATTTTTTGGTAGTTCGTGCTTTATATCTACTGTAGTCAACTTCACCCGTAGATTTTCTATCAAGTTCATTTACGTCTTGCTGAATATTTAGATAAGCTATACCAGTATTGTTTTCCTTTGCCATTTTATATACTTCCAACTTATTTAAATCTTTTACTGACATTTCATTTATCTCTTTTACTGTTATACCTTTTCCTTTATATTTCCACTTTTTTTCTGTTTCACCATGATCCTCTATCTCTTTGTACTCTGATATATATACCTTTGTTAAATCTCGTAATAACATTACTTAATCCTCCTTAGTCCAGATTTTATAATGTCATTTCTTAATTTATCTATAATATCTTCAAATGATGTCGAAATAGAACCTTCTCCACGGCTTGCTAAGCCTTCTGCTCCTCTTGAAAGATATACTGCTTTTGTAGCTTTCTTGATATATGGAAATAATTTTTCATCATCTTTTTGCCTATTAGAAATATCAGAGGCAATAGAACTTACTTCCTCAAATATTTCATTTAAAACATTTTTGTCATCTTTATAATTAGATGCTAAATCTGATATTATTTTATCTATATTATTAGTTTCTTCCATTTCTATTGCCTCCATTTTTATTCTTTATCTGTTTTTGTTTTACCTGTTTTTGTTTTAGTTTCTTTTTTTCTTATTCTTCCTATTACAGTAGCCATATTTTACTCCTATTCTGCTGGTGCATATGAGCAATATACACCTGCTAATTTATTTTCGTAAACATGTCCATATAAATTGTTGTTTCTATATTTGAACACATTGCTATCTCCATTTTGGTCTTCATCTGGTGTGAAGTATTTAATAAATTGGTCCATAGCTGTTACTACTGCTGTTTTTTCTACACATAAGAAGTTAATATCACTTGCTCCTGCTGCTTTTTTATAACCGTAATTTGCTTTTCCATCATTTAATGTTACTGCTGTATACATTCTTGTTTGTGGAACTTCAATTATTGTTGAAAATCTTTCTAAAACTTTCTTTGATTTAGTTGTGTCTAAATCATCAACCATTCCTCTTAATGTTGGTGTTATGAATAAAATTCTATTTTCTGTTGAAACTTCATCTTCATCCATTTTATTTGTACAAGCTCTTAATGCTGTTACAACTCCAGCACCATCACTTAATGTTTCTTCTTTTTCAGAAATTCCTTCTACACTTGCTATTTTTGCAATTCTTGCTGCATCTGTTTCTGGAACTACTTTTGTTCTTACAAATTCTCCAGATAATTTTGCAAAAGGTAATCCTAATGCTTCTTGATTGTCTAATCTATCAATTCTTAAGTCTTGACTTCTTTCTTTGTCATATTTTACTGTTTCCCATTTAAATGTTGTTGAACCTTTTGTATAACCATCATTTCTTGAGAAATCTCCTAAGCCATCCATATCTAATTTAGCTACTTTAATTTCTCCGTTTAATCCTTTTTGTACTGTTGTTTCATCTCCATCTAATATAGATGTTTTTGCTTCATTTTTATATACTTCATCTAATTTTGGTAAGTATATTGTTGATATTTCAATATTATTCATTTTCTATTCCTCCTATTTAATTAGTCCCATTGCCTTTCTTATTGCTTCATCAGCACTTGACTTATTACCAGATGGGTCTGGGTTATATGGTGGTTTTTCTTTTGACCACTCATTTACTGCTTTTTCAGTAATTCTGTCTTGAATTGCTTGTATAAGCTTTGTTTTTTCTTGTAATTGCTCTGCTGTCATATTTTCATAATCAAAAAGATTTAAAAATTCTGGGTCAAATGCAGTATCTTGTGTTGTTGCTATTTTTAATGCTTCATCTTTTAAATCTCTAGCATTTAACTTTCTTTGAATTTCTTGATTTGCCTCTTCTTGTTTTTTCAATTGATATTGAAGTTTTTGAGTTTCGTTCATTTGAGCTAATTTTTCAGCTTCTGACTTTTGTGTATCTCTTTCTAGTTCCCATTGTTTTCTTGCATTTTCAATAGCAGTCTTATTTGAACTTGATACTCTTGAATCTAAAAAAGATTGAAGTTCTTTATCTGTTTTGATAAGTTCTTCATAATTAGCTCTTTCATTTTTTGCTGTTTCTGTTCCCTTTGAGTTCTCTGCCTCAGAGTTAACATTTGAATTATTTTCTTGTTCCATTTTTTCCTCCTCGTCCCTTTAGTTCTCTGCCTAAAGTTACTACAAATTATTTTGTTTATTTTATAAAGCCTAACTACAATAAAAACGGCATAAAAAATAGACATACGTCTATGTCTAAAATTTATAATTATAAAATGTTAATAACTTATTTATTTTCTACAATCTCTTTCATTTCATCTTTTACTATTTTTTCTGGTGTTTCTATTTCTTTGATTGTATCATCTATTGCATTCTGTAATATTTTACAAAATAAGCCAACGAATGGCCTTAGTATTGTAATTATAGTAAATATAATCCAATACCAAGTTGGCATTTGTAATTTAATACTTAATATTAAAACTAATAACCACATATTTTCACCTTCTTTCCACAATAAAAGCACCTACTATTTAGTAAGTGCTATTTTTAATTTTTAAAATCTATATTTTTACATATTTTTTCTATTTTTCTCATAAGTGGTGTATTTTTATCTATTTCTTGTTTATCATTCCAAAATTGTGCTTTTAAACTACTTCTTTTTTCTTGTTTAGTTAATTCTATTTTTCTATCTGGATTTTCCATACTATACTTCCTCCAATTTAACATATATTATACCATTTTTATTTTTTATGTCAATTAGTTGAAAATCTGTATTTCTCATAAACAATATTTCTCCTCCACCTTCATCATTTAAAGTAGATAAATTTCTTCCTGTTTTAGATTTTATTTTCATTATCATTTTGAAGCTTGTGTCATATACACCTAATGATGAAGATATATAACTATTCCAATGTCCTATTTTTTGTTCATTATCAAATATTGATAATACTTTTGATACATCTTCACTATCTCTTACGTATATACATCTTTTAACCCAGCCTTTATATATTGACATTCCTTTTAATGCATTATCTAAATTCTGTATATATTCCTTATCTTCTTCTGATAAAGTTTCATTATTGTATAATTTTGAGTTAATTTTATAAGACATACTTTTTAGATATTGTTCTAATGATTTATATTGTTCTTCTCCTAAAACATTTCCATTTCTAAAATCTTCACTTGTATAATTACTATTGTATATAATAGTTGAACGGCAGTAATGAAAATGATGCTGTATAGGTGGAAGATTTAAACCTAAAACTAATCCATTACATCTAATTCTTTGTAATCTTAATTCTTTTTGATTTTCTCCATAATATCTATCAAATATATTTTCTTTGTTAATATAAAATTCTTGGTTATTCAAACTATCACACATCAATGTTGTTTTGTCATCTTCTACTGCTATAAATCTAACTTTTGAATTATCTTCTGTTGTTGACTTTATACCTTCTACTTTTGACAGATTATTTAATCCTATCATTTGTAAGTCCATTGCACCTGATATTTTATTATTTATATTAAGCTTTTGATTATTTTGTCTATTTATTATAGTTTGAAACTCACTAGAATCGATTTCTAGGTCTTTTTGTTGTTGCATATTTAAAATTACTTGTTTATATATTTGTTGTGCATTATATTGTATTGTTGTTTCAATATATTGTTTCCAAGTTAGTCCGACTATAATTAGGTTGGTCTAATAATGCAAGAAATAAAGCCATCGGAATTATTGATGGCTTTTTCTTTTTATTTACTTCTTTTTGTCCTTCTTCATAGTAATAGTTTGCATCTTCATACATTATTTGTTTTTCTTGCTCTTCAAGTTTGTTTTGTTCTTCTATGTATGCACTATAAATAAGTAATTCTAATATTTCACTATTTTTTACTCGTGTTCTTCTATAAATATTATTTGCTAATACTCCAAAATAACCTATTAATAGTTTCTGTTCTTTCCATTGTTCTATGTATGTATTTATTCTTTTTTTAGTTTTATTATCTGCTATATTATATATATTTTCTGATGTAAAGTTAAATGTATCTAGTAATTCTTGAAGTCTATTTTGTGTTTGTTTTGATATTTTATTATATAGCTGTTTCAATTCTCGCATTTTTGCATCGTGATAATTCCATACATTCATATTATTTAATACCGTATTCTCTTTCAAGGTGTCTTAATACCTCTATCTCTATCCATGGGCGACGAATCATCCATGAATGCAAGATTTCACACCTCAAGGGAAATACCTTTCTTCTTTTTCTTTTCATACTTATATTTCTATTTTATTCTTTTTTTTACGCTTTA